GATTGGGTCGGGGTGAATATTTTTTTCTCAGTAAAAAACGGTTTGTGTGTTTCGCGTATTCCGTTTTGTCTCATTGCTTCTGCTCGTATTGTTTGTCGCATTTCGTTTCGTTGTGTGACGTAGCGATGACCGAGTGTGTTGTTGCATTTAAAGCATATGCCTCTTAAGTTTTCTAGTTCGTGGCCGCCGCCTGCATCTACTGGGATTATGTGATCGACTTGTGTTGAGGGTTGTCGGTTGCAGACTGTGCAGGTTGGCTGTTCGCGTAGTACAACTGGGCGGTTGCGTTGGTAGTCGGCGTGATCGTGTGCTCTGCTCATAATGCGCTACCGCGCGCTATCGCGCTTGGTCTCAGTTTGTTTACGCTAACCATGTTGTCAACCTTATGTCTGTTGTTTGTTTGTGGTATGTCAATCTATGTTGTGTGTAAGACCTAGTGCGCTAAGCCCCCCGTCGTCTGCCTTCACTCGACACCCTAACTCTTTAGCGCAATTTGCTTGACCACGTGTTACCACGTGCGTCATCTACCCACGTTGCCGTGTGTTACCAACCGCCATGCAACTGGCTTAGGTCATGCCCGTAATTAATTATCTTTTTTTATTGTTTGCAGTAAACGCCACAATACAAGATCAATTTGGTCAAACAGCATTAACGCTTGACGCTCCCATTCGTCAATACTGCAAGCATCATTACAAAGCGTCATATTTAACGCATTAATTTTGCTTGACAACTTTTGTGCTGCTATAAATTCTTTGCTTGCCGTAATCTTTGTTGTCATTGTGGCTCACCTAGTTTTAGCGCGTCAATCACTCGACTGACATCACGTTTTGTTAGATCGCCTGTTGTGTTTATTTGACGGCCAAGCACGTTGCTGCAATACTCTTTCAACTTGTCTTGAGCAATGTTCTGCCCATTAGCCAACGCACGCATCATGCCCAACTGCTTAGGCGTTGCATACTCTTGCACGGGTGCGTCAGGAAATGGCATCTCAACCTCGTGCATAGGTACGACTGGCGCTAGACGTGCAGGTGCTTGACGCTGTTGCGCTGTTTCAACCTCGTCACGCGACGCAAGCGATTTGTTAGCCCCAATTCCCGCATAAGCGAGCGCCCGTCCAATGCAATGTGTGAACGCATTTTCGGATTCACTCAACTTAGTAAACGATGTGCGACCCGGATACGGCTCACAAGACGTGGCAATAACTGGTATCGGGTCATCAGGCGTACGCCAAATTGTTACGGTCGCTCGAATAAAACAAGTTTTGTCAGGCATCTCTATAACTTCGCGCGCTGTTTCTTGTATACGTAATTCAGGCCAACGCTTAAACGCCATTTGCAAACGTGTTGCCACGTCAACGTAATTGTCCATCGCAAAACTCATAGCGATTGCCATATTGTTAGGCGTTGCGCGTGATCGTGTTTGCCGCCACGCTCAGCAAACGTAATCTCGCCCGTGTTTTTAATTACGCCGTTACGTTGCGCTACCAATAGTCGAGCGGTCATGCCTTTAGTAACTGGGAACGTGACGCCCAGTTCGTACCAAACTTGATCGGCTGTAAAACGTGGCATCATGCGCGCCATTTTGCGTATCGCCATATCTACCTGCATTTGTTGTTGTGGTGTCCATTTTGCGTTGGCGCTGGCTTGGCTTTCAACCATTGCGACCCGCATACGGTGTCGTTCGTGTTTAGTTAGCACGGTGCGCCCACCTTTCAAGTCGGCTGACCTCTGCGTCACGTTCTTTTACGCGCTCGTCAAGATCGGTAATAATGCTCAACAGATATTTAATTTCAATACGTGTTTGGTTTAATACGTCAATTAGTTCTGCGTCGTCAAGTACGTTGCGGTCGTCAATCTCGTGCTGGATTGCTCGTAACGTGCTACGCGCTGCCAATTCCCAAGGTTGACGTATCGGCACTTTGTTTTGTGTGATCTGTTCCATGACGTGTTTAAGCGCCTGAAATTGTGGATCAGTTCTCGGGTCGATGTTCTCGGTCATCTCTTGCCTTTCGTTTGTTGGATACGGACATTATCAGGTAGGTGTACGCCGTCAAGACGGTTGCCAAAAACAAGTGTTTTAGAGTGACCATGCACGCCACCCATTCGAGTATCTAAAGATTGCTAACGCGCTACGCAAATTGTCCTCTAAGTCAAACAGGTCGTCGCAGGTGCTTAGTAGGCCGTATGCCTGCAAATAGCCGTTTGCGTAGTACGACGACGGTTTGCACCAAAAGTAGTTAATTTGCATAACCCCGGCTGAGCCGCCGTTCGGGTCGCTTGCGTTAAACGCTGCAGGGTTGCATCGGCTTTCGCGGTAGGCAATCGCAACTAGTTGTGTTAGGTCTTGCTCAGCCCAGCCAACGTGTCGAGCCATGTCAAACACGGTCTGACAAGCGTCAGGTTGCGTTATAGGCGTAGTTACGGGCACGGTGCTTGTAGTGCTAGGTATGTCAACTGGTCGGCCGTAGCCCTCAAATACTTCGGGTTGTCTGACTGCTAGATCGTCGGCTGTGGGTGCAGGCGGCGGTGTCAAAATAAATATTGACGTGACGCTAATAAATAGCGATATTGCAAGTTTGCTGATGAGTGTCATAATGACCTACTTTCTCGGTAGGTGACCAGCCTAAACAGGTTTTGTTACCGCTGTTGTGGATGGTGTCGGCAATACCCCGAAAACGGCTTGCCAGCGCTGTTTTGCGATAATCGGGTCGTTAGCGACGTGCGGGTCAATCTCTATGTGATACCAGTCGCCCTGCTCGACACTCGGTAGCGGTTGCCATGTGCCACGATCGCATTTCCATGACCGTTGCATCGCGTAGTCAATGACAAGTTGTATGCCTAAGTGGTCTGCGTTTTCTAAACATTTAACAATAAACGCAAGTGACGCTTTACGGCCGTCTGCCTTGCCAAGCTTCTTTTGATTTAGCCAACGATACGACAAGTCCATTGCCAGCCCTCGAGCATGATTGCTAATCGTGCCGGGTCTGTTGCGTATGTCGCGATGCACAAATGTGCCGTTATTCCACAACGCACCGTCGCTGTGTTTGCACGCAAGTCGCGCCCACTCTGACGTGCCAGCCAACGCAGACTTTACAACTGGCTGTTGCGTAACTATGTACGCCCTATTCGGCATCAGGTTTATCTATAAACAAACACGCTAAATCAGGGTCGCCAATTTTGGTAGAAATATACGCAAACACGGTGCTAATAATTGGCACAAGTAACGCAATAAGCATCGGGTCAAAATCTTGTTTAACCATGCCGTAAACACACAAACCAAGTGCTGCACCCTTAGTTGACTGATCGCCGATTTGCCTGCGTGCCTTCGACATAATTACTCAACAAATGGCACAACTGGGTCGGGTGGATAAAAGAAATTTTCTGTTGCTTCGTCGTAAATCCAATTTATGCCTGCATAATTTTTGTTTGGCGTGTCATAAAAAGTTTCAACCCAAACGCCCGGATACCGTTCAGGATTGGCGGCCATAAATTCGGCTGTTACAACGTGAATATCTATAACAACATTGTTTGCGTCTAGTTGTGCGTAAATTTGTTCAGGCATAACTAAATCTTAAACCTTACGTAAACTATGCCTGCTGCGCCTGCGCCGCCTGTTGCATTATTTGTGCCGCCGCCGCCCGAACCTGCTGTAGTCGCAGCGTTTCCTGTACCGCTTGTTACGCCTGCTACGCCGCCATTACCTGCCGCGCCACCAGTCCCTGAACCGCCGCCTCCGCCACCCGCCGCACGATACGCGGTAGCACCCGTAATAAAAGTGCTGATATCGGAGCCGTTACCGCCCGAACCGCCCGTTGTCCCGCTTCCGTTTCCGCCCGCCGCCGCTGAACCGCCGCCTCCACCCGCTATCGAATTTGAGCCTCCACCGTTTCCGCCTTTGTTTCCGCCAATAGTAAACGCAGCATCTAACGCACTAGCACTTGCAACCGCACCACCCGACGAAGCACCCGACGAACCTGAATAGTTGCGTTCATGCGAACCGCCGCCACCACCACCGGGCACGCCAATAACATTTGCTATAGCACTATTTAAACCCGGTGAGCCAGCATTAAAAGACGAACCCGACGCTGCACCACCTGCGCCAACATCTACTGCATAAGTTGCAGCCGCAAGATAAACGGTGCAAGTAGATACCAAACCTAGAATACCGCCCGCGCCACCACCACCCGTTGCCGTAGGCGCACCGGCGCTCGACGAACCCGCCCCTGCACCGCCACCAATTAAAAGGACATCAAACAAACCGCTTTTAGACACAACAAGATTTGTGTCAGTTGAAATTGTTAAAAGCGTGTAATTTTGACCGCTTACCGTAATGCTTGACGACGAGCCACCTGTAGCAACGCCGTATGTTGCGCCGCCCCCTAAGTTAAAAAAAGTAAATGTTGACGCCGACAATGCAAGTAAATAGCCGCCCCCATATTGCGCCAAAGCAAGCGATCCGCTTGTATTAATAGTTACGCCTACACCCGCAGTTACCGTACAAACGCCCGCGCCTTTATTGGCAAGTTGAATGACATCGCCAACCGTAAAGATTGAGTTGTTAACCGTAATTGTTGTAGCGCTTGCGCTATTCATAATCGTGCGTTTAGTTTCGTCGCCTGCAATCAGCGTGTACGACGCAGTTTTATCTGATATCGGTAAATTTTGTATGTCGTTAAGTTGCGCGGCCGTCAAAACCTGACCAGCAACAAACGGAAACGGTGTTGTCATATTTGCCTACTTTACCCTAGAGCGTTGTCTGCGTTGATGATACCAAACGACGAGTCATCAAGTATCAGCTCATAAACAATGACCGTTGGCGACGTGTAATAAGTAACGCTATGCCCGGCGTTTACGCTGATCGTGTGCTCAATGCCCTCGACTGCTAATTCCTGTGCCAACTCAGTAGTCGTTACGCCTGACGTAAACGACTTCTCAATTGTGATTGTGTCGCCTACGTCAATCACGGCCACCGTGTCACGTTGCGCGTTAGTCAACAAAGCAAACGACGTAGCCAAAGACGTGTATCGTGCCTCAGGTTCAGGGTCAAGCAAATAAACCGCCAAGTCAAGTGCGGCGCTGTCGTTATGCAAAAGGCTGTTAGTGATGCTGTAAGTCTGCACAAAATACTTTGTTTGACTACCAGCGTCGTCAGCGACCTGCGGATTGTTACTGCCAAGTATCTGTACGACCGCACGGTTAGTTACCTGATCGGCTTCAAATGTTATGCCTACGCCGTTGTACGGAATGTTTGTGCCGTCATCATGAAAGTTTGCTACGGCTGGTGTAAGCGTTGTGCCTAGTCGAGCGTCAAACACTAGATCGCCGTCACGCGACATAAACAAACGACCCTGCTCAGCCTCGTTTACGTCAGACAAATAGCCAAGCACGTTCGTGCCTTGAGCGATTGTAAACGCTGCTGAACCGCCAAGCGTTTGTGTACCTGTAGCAATGTCGCGCGTTAACGCTGGGAACGCAACCTCAGGCCGATCAAGTACGGCCGTGACTCGAGCGCTAGACAATTCTTCGCTGACGTTAAATTCGTCTAAATATGTTTGTGCCAACAAATAAAAATCGTCTGCACAAAACACGGTAACGGTGTCAAGACCGCCCAATGCAAAGTTGTAGTCATAGTTTACGATTACGCCGACGAACAAATATTCTTTAACGTTTAGCGAACTGTAACGCGACAAGCGCACTCGACGCATAGGTGCAAGACCCGGTTGTGCTTGCGGTGTGTCGTAGTAAGGCGACTGCGTATCAAACGGGTTAAAAATACCTGCTGTGTCAAGCATATTAAACGACATTGTGCCTGCACTAAATTGGTCGCCTTGATCGCGTCGCCCACGCTTAACCGTGATGCTGTTCACGCCGTCAAGCACACTCGCAAAATCTGTCGTACCGTCAAGCAAATATTGAGTGTTGTTAAGTACGCCAGCGGTTGCGTCATCAAGTAAAAATGCGTCTTGAATAAACCCTGTGTCAATCTCTAAGTCATAGTTGCCACTAGCAACAACGGCTGTACCTGCCATTACGACGCAATCTGTAAGTCGAGTGGCCCGTTAGTGCGCTGGTAGGCCAGCAAACTGTTTAATACGCTTTGCCCAATTTCGGCGCTAGTTGACATACCGCCTGTCACGTTTATTGTTATGCCTTCAGTTTTGCCGTGTACGGCCATCATTTGTTGACCTATGCCAGCGTAAATTGCGTCGCTGTTCATTATTGTCATTAGGCCGTCATTGCCACCGATGCCACCGCCGCCGCCACCGCCGCTACCGGCTCGACTACCGCCACCGCCACCACCGATGATCGCTGGGGGCAAACTAGGCATACTTGGCAACGCAGGTGTGATACTGCCTGTGCCGCCCTCTCGAGCCGCGCCACCGCTAGTTGCGCCGCTACCGCCACCAATACGACCTAAGTTAATTGTTGACAATGGGTCAATATCTGTAAACGGGTTTATTAAATTCATGCCACGAATGATTAAGTTAATTGCACCAATAAACGAATTAGCCATTAACTCAAACCCTGCAATTAAACCGTTTATTACAAAATTTACGCCGTTGCGGAATGTCTCAAATTTTGTGTACGCAACTGCAAGACCAGTAACAAGCGCAGCAATGCCAATTGCAATTAACGTAAACGGATTAGCAGCCATAGCAAAATTAACCGCCAAAATTGCTGTAGCAATAGCGCTTATTGTGCCGGCAACAATTAAAAATGCTAGAAGGTTTTTTTGCGCCCAATCAGCCATGCTCTGCAAATACGGCAACACTTTTTGCAACACGGGCAACAAACCTGCACCAATGCTTTCTTGTGTTTCAGCCAAACTATTTTTTAAAATTTTAAATTGACCCGCAGCGGTGTTGGCAGACTTTGCGGCCGCGCCACCAAAGTTGTCGTTCAATGCAAGCATCACCGTGTCGAGTGACGCACCGTCTTTAATCATGCCTTTCATCTCAGGCGACAACGCCTGCAAACCTTTCATATTGCCGCCATACGCTTTTGCAAGAGCGTCAGAGACTGAACCTAAATTAGACCCAG